ATTGACTCAGACCTTGTTAAAAGCTCATCTAAAGAATCCTGGCTATTAGCCGAACAGATTAAGACAATTGCACTTAAAGGCGACAAAAGGATTAGTTACGTAATCCACCAACACCGAATAGCCTCACCACGTCAGAATTGGGCTTGGCGTGTCTACAAAGGTGCTAACCCACACGTTTCACATATTCATATATCCTTTGATAAATCAGGCGACCTTAACGGAAAGGTATTTGGATTATGAGTAAACCTAAATCTAAAAAAGAAACTATTGAACTTCCAGATGTTATGGCTTCAGAGCTAGTAAAAGTCATTAACAAAGCACACGAAGACGGAAAACTAATCGTTGGATTTGTCACACTTTTAGAAGTCTTTGATGGCAAGAAAAAAACAATCAAGATTATGGCAAACGAAGATATGCCACAACATTCAGTTTTTGGAATGATTAACTACGCAGCAGAAAAATACCAATTCACTCTTGCACCTGATGAAGATGAAGATGACGATTTCTATGACCCTAATTGGTACGACGGCCAATGATAAATGAACTTATTGGCATTATTGGTTTGCTTATTACTATTCTTGTTTTGGTTATTAAGGCAACTACAGAAATTACTAAAATGAAATCTCAATTGTTTCCTAATGGTGGAAGTTCTTTATCGGATAAAGTGACACGCCTACAAATAGATGTTGTTAAAATTCGTAGTACTATAGATAGTATTAACTCACAGTTAGGTAAGAAACCTACACGAAAGAGGTAACTATTAAACGTTACGTCGTAATTTCAGACTTGCAATACCCATACATTAAAAAGCAATACGTTGATTCTTTACTTGATTATATAGATTATGTTAAACCAGATAAATTACTTTGTGTTGGTGATGAGCTTGATTGCCAAACCATTTCAACTTATGCACGTGGCACAGCCCTGGAGTTTGAGGGTTCTTTACAAAAGAATATAATTGGTTTGAAGGGCTTACTCAAAGAATTCCGTAGTGCTATTGGACGCAGTAAGCCTTTCCAAATACAACGCAGTAATCACACAATACGAATTGAAAAGTATATTAGCCGTCACGCACCAGCATTTGCAGTTATTGACGCAATTAAAATTGAAAACCTTTTAGGTTATAACGAACCAGATATTAAAGTTACTTATAACAGATCATTAACCGAAGTTGCTAAAGGTGTAATTATGGGTCACGGTGACGAAGGCAGGCTTTATAATCACGCAGGACAAACAGCTCTTGGACTAGCTACAAGAACAGGTAAGAATGTTATTTGTGGTCATACTCATAGGCAAGGTATTGCTTCAGCGTCACACGGTTTTGCAGGCAAACTTAGTACTTTGTGGGGTATGGAAGTTGGACATCTATGCGATCTTAATAGTGCTGGTATGCGTTATATGAAAGAAGGTCACGCAAATTGGCAGGCAGGCTTTGGCATATTATACGAACAGGACGGACAAGTTAAACCCGAGCTTGTGCCATTTAACAAAGACGGTTCATTTATAGCCGAAGGCGAACTTTGGCGTTAAAGCCGTTATCAAATTGTTATAATTCAATGCCGTGTTTTGACGCACCTTTGCTTTAACCTTTCATTAACGAAAGGGGCAATAATGGATAAACAGTTTTACCCAATCTCGATATTGCTACAACACGCATATCACACAATGGATTACTACCACAGAACCAGATGCATATTTGAACCTCTTGTATGTGCTGGAGATTGTGAAAACAAAATGCAACAGCTGCAAGAATTTTACGGACTATTTATAGGAGTTAATTAAATGGATTATCTAAAGAACTACATAGAAGTTAAAGATCGTATACAAATGTTTTATGACAAATACCCAAACGGAGTATTACGTTTTCAATACCGAGGTGTATTGGAATTTAACGGTGAAACCTTTATTTATGGTGAAGCCTTTGCTTACCCTGATCGTGAGCAATTAAATCACGCAACAGGTTGGGCTTGGGAACGTGTACCTGCTAAAGGCTTTGCTCGTGGGGCTGAAATGATGACCCTTGAAACAAGTGCTTGGGGTCGCGCTATTGCAGCTCTTGGTATTGCTGTTACTAAAGGTATTGCTAGCAGAGAGGAAGTACAACGTAATATGAAACCAGAAAACGACCCTTGGCAGACCCCACCAGATACCGATTTAAGCCAAAATAAGGGCAAAATTAGCCAAGAAACCCCTGCGCCTGTATCTGGACAAGGACAAGGCCTAGAAATGTCTTATTTTGGGTCTTATAGGGTTGCTACAGAAAAGCAAATAAACTTCTTGCATTCTTTATGTAAACGTATCTATACTGACTGGGATAAAGAGAAACTACTGAAATATCTGCAATTCCTAAGTAAGGAACAGGAGTTTTCTAAGCTAGAATTCGCACCATACACAATTGTTAAAAACCAATTAGACAACCAACAATTATTGGCAGATAACCTCAGTGCTTGGTTAAACGCTTCTAGACTTCCGTCAAGCCACGAACAGGCCGAAACGGCAGCTGCAGATTGGAAGACAGAACAATTTTAGAGATACTTTTAATAAACCCATATTTTAATGACGTTGAGCTACTCCCAAGCGATTACCGGAAAATAGCCGTTTGTGAGTCGTCATTAGATCCAACAGCTGTTAATCGGACAGGCAAGTATAGGGGCTTGTTTCAGTTTGATAAACGCTCTTGGGAATGGGTAGGGGGGTCTGGCGACCCTGCTAGAGCGTCTGTGCGTGAACAATATAAACGCGCACAGATGCTTGTATCAAGACAAGGATTTGACAGAGCATTTCCACAATGTTCAAAAATTATGGGGGTTAAATAATGGAAGCAATTATTGTGTTCTTTGGCGCGTTTCTGGTGTTACTGGCGTTATATATGCGACAATAAGACTAAGAGAGGGGGGCAAATGAAACCACAAGACGTATACAAGCTAGAGCAAGTCTTGAGACTCTCAATTTCACAAGACTTACTCAATAAGGCATCAAACTTTCACAATCAAGACGATATGGAAGAAGCAAGAAAGATAGTAGAAAAAAAACATTAAGTCAAGACAGGGGCAACAAATGGAACAAAGATACATAGACGCATTACTATTTGCAGGTGTAATACTAGCTGTGTTTGGTTTGGCTACATTATGGGAAATGGTGAAAAACTATGTTAGAACTAATCGCTAGATGTGTTAGTTGTGGTGGTTGGACATATAACGCTAGTTACTGTAAAGCGTGTATGCAAAGGATCAAATAATGGCTACGTATGTTTGGTGTAAAATGTGCAACAAGATGATTGCTAAAGAATTATTACACGAGTGTGATGAAGAATGACCACAATATATTTGCATTATCACTATGATTACGACAACAGCAGAGAAGTGTTATGCAAAGACGCAAAGTGTTACCAAAAACGTCTTGATGATAAAAAGAAGCTGCAAGAATACCAAGATAAAGTAGATCTTGATTTACAACGTAAAGAAAATTTAATGCGTATTAACGATATGATTCAAGACCCAAGGATAGACAACTACAACGATTACTGATATAAGTTACATACTTGGTAGCTAGTGCCAAGTCTAAACCTAAAGTCTAGGGTTGGTTGATAGCCAATTTAATCGCCGTTAGAGGGCGTTAATTACCTATGCCTAATCAACGTAGCGTGTAACAATAACGAGAAGTTACGACATCATAAGCAGCTATTAACGAGTCTTCTAATAGCAACACAACGTTTGTGATGATATGGCAAGACTACGCAGAATAACCAATAATGCGTCCGTTTGAAAGTGCGAAACCGAAAGGGTTCAAACTAGAGAATGGTTCTAATCACTAAGCCGTTCTCTGTGCTTCAACACTCAGGGTTCATATAATATATAATTGAACAATATATGGATAAGATTAAACGTAACGGATCAACATCACGTTGGAGAAAGATTAGACTTGGAATACTCAGACGAGATAACTACACCTGTTACTACTGTGGAATACCTACAGCTACTACAGTCGATCATCTCACACCCGTCGAGCAAGGCGGCGACGATTCATTCAATAACCTCGTTAGTGCTTGCTCAAACTGCAACTACAGTAAAGGCAATCGAACCGAAGAACAGTACATTAAAGCAAGAAACAGAAAACATAAACGCAAAATGATAAATAAAACCCAATTTTTTGAGCACGGTAAGACACCACCGACCCCTGCTATGTCTTTCTCCCCAAAAGGGCTTAAAACACCGTTTGAATTACCTAAAGGAGTTAGTTGTAATGATTAAAGAAGAAAAGCACAGAATTCTGCCTGCTTTAGATCGTGCTCACGAAGAAGCGTTACGTCAGGGCATAATCTCAGACTTGGACGCAGCTGGTATGGCTATGGCGTTTACTTTAGCTGGTGTTTTAGACGGTGGAACATTGAAACCTATTGAAGAAGTTAAATATATGGGGCAGTTGCAACAAATCTTAGACAAGTATGGTCTTAGCTTGTTTGGTCGTAAAGAAAAACCTGAGTTAGAAGTTGGTGAAGACCCACTTGACGATCTTAGGAAACTCAACCCCGAGAATTCAGACCACACCACTAGCTCACCCAACTAGAGGTAACGAGGTTGCTGAGTTTGCTGAGCAAATCGGTATGCCGTTGCTTCCTTGGCAACAATACCTAATTGACGAGGCTAGTAAAACTAAACCAGATCACACTTGGGCGCACCGAAACGTGTTAGCAATCTGTGCAAGACAACAAGGTAAAACCCATTTAATGAGAATGAGAATATTATCAGGTCTTTACTTGTGGGACGAAAAACTACAAATTGCAACAGCACAAACACGTGATTTATCGTTAGAGACTTTTAGAAAAGTTATTGAAACAATAGAAAACTTTGATTGGTTACGCAAAAAAGTTAAACACATAACACGAGCTAATGGTCGTGAAGAAGTTGAACTGAAAAATGGTATGCGTTACAAAATTATAGCACCAACAGCAGGTGGCGCGCGAGGTTTATCAGCTGACACAGTTTACTTGGACGAGGTAAGACAACACAAAACCTTTGACGCTTACGCTGCTTTGGCTTTTACAATGAACGCAAGACCTAACCCACAATTTTGGGGCATCAGTAACGCTGGAGATCATTACAGCGTGGTGCTTAATGCTTTACGTCAACGAGCACTTGACAAAATAGAAAAAGATTCAGACGAAGACATCTTGTATATGGAATGGTCAGCAAGACCTGACAGGAAACTTAACGACATTGAAGGCTGGCAAGAAGCAAACCCTGCCCTTGGAAGAACAGTACAGCTAGAAGCAATTAAAGCCAGGTTGAGTGACCCACCAGAAATATTTCAAACAGAAGTTTTATGCCAATGGGTTGAAACAATGAATTCAGCTTGGGAACAAGGTGCTTGGAATTCTTGTATGCAACCTAATCTAACACTTGTGCCTGACAGACCTACTTGGCTTGGTGTTGAAATAAGTCCAGAGCGAAACAGTTGGGCTTTAACAGGTGCTCAAATGCTTAAAGATAAATCTATAGCTGTTGGTTTAATGGAATACGTTGATTCAGATAACCCAATAGATGATTTACAGATAGCAAGCCGTATAGCCGAATGGGCAAAACATTACAACGCTGAAGAAGTTATAGCAAACAGGTTTACAGGTGATTCAGTTGTAGCCAAATTACGACAAGCAGGCATAAACGCTAATTTAATTAAAGGAGCAGACTATTTCACAGCTTGTGATCAAGTGCTTAGTGCTATGAGTGGGGGTCGACTAGCTCATTCAAACCAACCAGAGTTAACAAGTAGCGTAAACACTTGCACAAAGAAAACAAACGACTCAGGTGCTTGGTATGTGATGAGACGCAAAGTATCCACAGCTGCAATAAGTATGATTTTGGCAATACACAAAGCCGAACAATACGGCACAAGGTCAGTTAACCAAGACATTGTAGTTGCTTAGGTGCTTGACTATTATAACGATTTGGTAAAGAATTAGAAGTTATGGGCTTCTTTCAAAATCTTCTTGGTATCACACCAGACGACAGCGTAAACAAAGTTGACGCAGCCGTTGCACCATACAACTATCAACAATACGCCCAACCATTTGACTATTTTGGTTTATCATCAGTAACCAGAGCACAAGCTATGCAAGTCCCAGCAGTTGCAAGAGCTAGAAATATTATTTGTGCAACTATCGGATCACTACCATTAGAAGTTAGACGCGAAAGCAATAATTCAAAAGTTCCGACCCCACCATTTATTAGGCAACCCGACCCTCGTATGACTGGACAGTCTGTTTACACATTTTTAGCAGAGGACATTTTATTTACAGGTCAAGGTTATATGCGAACACTTGAACTTGGCACAGACGGACGACCTTTATCAGCTGAATGGATTTCAGTAAGCCGTGTAACAAGAACACTTGACGCACTTGGACACAACGTAAGATATTACAGCGTTGACGGCAATCGTGTACCAGAAAACGGACTTGGTTCACTAATACCATTTACAGGATTTGACGAAGGATTACTTGTAAGAGCAGGAACAACAATACTTACAGCACTTGCATTAGAAAAAGCAGTTAAAAGATTTGCAGACGAACCAACACCTAACGTTGTGTTGAAATCAAACTTGCCTATGCCTGCTGAAAGAGTTACAGCCCTATTAAATTCTTGGAAAGAAGCAAGACAAACACGTGGCACAGCTTTTGTTAACGACACAATCGACTTTCAAAGCATAGGATTTAGCCCAGAACAATTAACGCTAAACCAAGCACGTCAATATATGGCTTCTGAGATTGCTAGGGCTTGTAATTTACCTGAATATT